CACCGTCGGCCGTATCGTCGAGTTGCGCGAGGAACCTGACGGCGCGGTCGGTGTCACGAAGATCTCCAAGACTCTGCTCGGCGACGAGACGCTGCAGCTCGCCGAAGACCGAGTGTTGGGTGCGTCGGTCGGAATGATGGTCGCTCGTTCGGGGATGGAGATCCGCAACGGGCTACGTCGCATCTTCCGAATCGACGTGCTCGACCATGTCGCGCTGCTCCCGAATCCCGCCTATGCGGGGGCGGAAGTGCTCGACGTTCGCGAGGCGGCCGAGCCTGTTACTGACGTGGCGATGCCGAACCTCGAAGAAGTCCTGTCGATAGATGGGATCTATGACCTCATCCGAGGTCGAGGCGCTATGGCGCAGGAGGGAAAACCGTAATGGCTGAATATGTCCAACAGTCCGACGCCATGATCGATCGCCTCGAGCGTGAGCTGCAGGAGCGCAGCGCGTTCATCCAGGGCACCATCGGTTCAGCGCAGGACGGCAACGGGCGCGATCTCACCGACAACGAGAAGGAACTCGTCATGTCGGCGAAGACGCGTGTTGATCAGATCGCCGATCAGCTCGAGATGCTGCGCGCTGCGAGTCGTGCAACGACCGACGCGCGTCACCGCATCACCGAGCTGTCTCACGAGATGGAGACGTTGCGCCGCAATGTCGACACCGGGCCTGTCGAGTACCGGTCGGCGGGTTCGTACATTCTCGACACGTGGTCGGCGGCGATCGGTGATCGTCCGGCGAGGGAACGGCTCGACATGTTCTTGCGCACCGCCGCCCATCAGAAGACGTCCGACAACCTCGGCATCATCCCCGATCCGATTCTCGGGCCGGTGTTGAACTTCATCGACTCGGCGCGGCCGCTGGTCACGTTCGACGGTCCGCAGCTGATGACCAACGCGACGTTCTACCGTCCGAAGGTCACCCAGCACACCACGGTCGCGAAGCAAGGTTCCGCTGGTGCGGCAGCCGATGAAAAGTCGGAGCTCAGTTCGCAGAAGATGACCATCTCCCGCATCACGGGTACCGCGGTGACCTACGGCGGTTACGTCAACGTGTCCCGTCAGAATATGGACTTCTCGAGCCCGCAGATCATGGACACCGTCATCAACGACCTCGCCGCCCAGTACGCGATCGCAACCGAAGCGGCGTTCGGCGCGGCGCTGATCGCTTCGGGTAACACCATCGAGCTCGCACCGGTCGCGACCGGCACGAACCCGTCAGCGTCGGAAGCGACCACCGCCCTGTGGGCGGCGGTGGCTGCCGTGTACACGGCGGTCAAGGGGCAGGGGCGTGTCGCGTTGGCGGTGTCGCCGGGCAAGCTGTCCGCGTGGGCGTCGCTGTTCGCTCCGGTGAACCCGACGAACGCACAGTCGACCGGGTTCCGCGCCGGTGACTTCGGGCAGGGTGTCATCGGTCAGATCTCCGGCATCCCGGTCATCATGTCGGCGGGCATCGCCGGCGCCGCCACCGATTTCGGTGTCGTGTTCTCGACCGCCGCGATCGAGTCCTACGAGCAGCGGGTCGGATCACTGCAAGCAGTCGAGCCGTCGGTGCTCGGCGTGCAGGTCGCCTACGCCGGCTACTTCACACCGCTCGTCGTCGAGACGGGTGGCATCCAGAGAATCACGAACGTCACGTGATCGTCTGGCCTGATGGTTCAGTAACGGGTTCGGTGAACGTCGCCGAGCTCGAGGAGATCGAGAAGGCTCGTAAGGGCATGTCCGCCAAGAAGCTCGCCGCGATCGGCCCTGTCGAATCGTTGGCGCAGCTTCTGGCGGGTCCGCCCGACGAGCCGAAGCCCGAACCGGAGTCGGGGCCCGAGGCGTCTGAGGTGGCGCCAGAGGCCCCGACGACCAAGAAGGGGAGCTAATGGCGACATCCACACGTAAAGCCGATTTCCTCAGCCGCAACCTGACGAACGGCACGCCGGGCACCACTGACCCCGTGACGGACTACCTCGGGCGGAACACGTCGGCGACCACCGACTACACCGGTCGGCTCCTGACGGTGCTCACGTGGCCGGGCGCGGTCGCGATGGCGCTCGGCGAGCAGTACTGGGTGGTCGGCGGGTATCTGGTCGTGACGACCGCGGGAACTGCCGCGGCGGGCGCGCCGACGATCCCCGGCACGATCGGCGGCACCGTCGCGTCGAACACCGTCACCCTCACCCGCTGGCGATAGTTGACCAGTGACCATCACGAACGGCTACGCCACCCAGCTCGAGGCGAAGCAATGGCTGAACATGGCCGACGCCAGCCTCGACGACCTGATGGTCGACAACCTCGTCACGGCGGCGTCACGCGCGGTGGACGGCTACTGCGGTCGGTACTTCTACCCCGACCAGGCCGCCACCGCGCGGACGTTCCTCACAACCGACGGTTACTGCGCGGCCATCGACGACGTATGGGACACCGCGACCGCCGTCGTCAAGACTGACAGCGGCCAAGATGGCACGTACGAGACGACGCTGACCGTGTCGACCCAGTACATCTTCGAGCCCGTGAACGGGGTTGTGGCCGGTGTCGGCGGCTGGCCGGCGATGCGAGTCCGCCTGGTCGGCGGGACGCTGTTCCCGACGGCCACCTACGGCCGTCCCCAGCTGCAAGTCACGGCGAAATGGGGATGGACTGCCGTGCCGGCACCGGTGAAGCAGGCGACGTTGCAGGTCGTCGGCGAGCTCTGGAAGCGGAAGGACGCGCCGTTCGGCGTGCTCGGCGGTCAGGAGTTCGGAACCATCTACCTGTCTCCTGACGCGATGCGTTCGGTCGGGTCGCTGCTGGCGCCATATGGGAGGGCGAGCGCGACGGTCGGCGCGTTGGCATGAACCTGTCCGACATACGCGCCGGGCTGGAAGCGAACCTTTCCGCCGTGAACGGTGTGAGCGTGTACGCCGAATGGCCGGACACGCCGAACTTTCCGGCGGTGTGCATCGTGTCGGGCGAGCCGTACATCGAACCTCACGTCACGTTCAACGTCTCCCACATTTCGAAGGTGAATCTTGTGGTGGCGGTGATCGTGTCGAAGCTGCCCGATGTGGCACGCGCGCAACGTGCGCTCGACGAGCTGCTGTCCTACGACCTGCCCAACGCGGTGACGACTGACATCACGCTCGGCGGCGAATCCGAGACGGTCGTGTGGCGGGAAACGTCAGGGTTGAAAGAGATCATCATCGCTGGCGTCTCCTACTTGGGGCACGAGATGTCGGTCGAGGTCTACGCGCGGCACGGGAGTAGCTGATGGCTGTCCAGGCATTCACGAACGCGTCCGTGCTCATCGGTGACCTCGACGCGTCACCGTTCACGAACAAGGTGACGTCACAGGTGACGGTCGAGATGCTCGACGCGACAGTGTGCGGCACGGGCGGGTTCCGGTCGTACTCGCCCGGTCTGCGGAACGGTGAGCTGTCCGCCGAAGGGTTCGCGGACTACGCGGTCGGTGGAACCTTCGAGAAGCTCAGCACTCCTGACGGTGGCACGTCGACGCTCATGTCGATGGCGCCGATCGCGCCGGGTGCGACGTTGACGGCCGGTGATCCGTGCTGCTTCATGCGGGGACCGCTCGACCAGATGACGGTCGGCCCCGACGGCGAAGCGGCCGGCCTCGCCAAGTTCGGGATCCACATTGCGAATGATTCGGTCTTTGCGATGGGTGTCGTGCTGCATCCGATTGCGACACGTTCGACGACCGCGTCGGGTACCGCTGTCGCGTTGACGGGGCCGACGCTCACACAGACGTTGTGGGCTGGTCTGCATGTAACGACCGGCAGCGGTGGCACGTTGACGGTGCGCGTGCAGACCGACGACAACGCCGGGTTCACGACACCGACGACGCGCATCACGTTCACCGCGACGACCGGCCCGGTGGCGATGGGTGAAATGAAGTTCCTGGTCCCCGTGAACATCTCTACCGAAACGCATATCCGCGCGGACTGGACGATCACGGCCGGTTCGTTCACGTTTGCCGTCAACGCCGGCATCGTCCCGAACGTCTAGCAAGGGGAACTAATGGCAGTCCAAGCTCTCACACAAGGCAAGGTTCTGTTCGGCACGGCGTGGACTGGTACCGCTCCCGGCCCGCCGGGTACACAGACCGTGTCGGGCACGATCACGAGCTCGACCGACATCTCGTTCTGGGGCAAGTCGATCTCGACACCAGAGGCGTTCGAGGCGCTCGACGCCAGCGGGTTCGGCTCCGGTGGTTTCCGCAACTACGTCGCGGGGATGGCGGCGATGCAGGGGTCGATCACGTTCTTCCAGGACTACGCCGCCGGTGGTCCTTACGCGACGCTGTCAGCTGTCACGCTTGCGAAGACGCTCACCTATTGGGACGTGCAGCCGGTGAACGCTGCACGGTCGGCGACGAACCCGTCGCTGGTGTTCGCAGCGTTCATGACGTCGTTCGACTTCATGACGGCGGCGACTGGTGAGGTCATGGAGGTCACGGTGGGTTTGCAGGTGACCGGCAAGTGGGCGCACCTCATCGCCTGACATGGCCGAGCGGGTAGAGATCGTCGGCTGGGCCGACTTCCAACGAGACCTCAAGAAGTTCCCCGAGGACGTGAAAAAGCGGTTCGCCGACGAGATGAAGAACGTCGCCGAGGTTGTCGCACGCGCGGCGGCGGTGAAAGTGCCGTCGAAGTCGGGCGACGCGATCTCGACGATCCGGTCCAAGGGATTGGTGACCGGTGCCAGTATCGCCGAGGGCGGCAGCAACGCTCCCTACATGCAGTGGCTCGACTTCGGCTCGAGGACACCGCGTAAAGGCAACAGCCGCGACGAAGGCCCGTGGCGGGGCAGCGGCGCCGGCCCGAAAGGCGGCCGGTTCATCTATCCGGCCATCGACGACAAACGTGCAGAGATCGCGAAGGCCGTCGACCAGGCGGTCACACGAGCAGCGGAAGGAGCAGGGTTCACGTGAAGATGACGTTCGTTACCAGCGACGGCGTCGAGCAAATCGCGGATATCCGATTGTGGGATATAGGCGAAGCTCTAGAGCAGTTCCCGACGAACACGACCAAACAGGCGCTCTACATGGGCTGGTCGGCGTTGTGTCGTGACGGGATCGTCTCCTCTGATTTCCAGCAGTGGGCGACCTCGATCAAGAAGCCTCCCGTCGTCGACCTCGAGGACGACACCCCAAAAGAGTGACGTGGCGGCTCGTCGCCCGAGTGGTCGCGGCGACGGGTGCCGACTGGCGGGGTCTCGTGATGATGCCGCCCGAGATGTTCGCCGATGTCGTCGACGCGTTGAAAGCGATGGGTGATGGCTAGCACGCGTGACCTGATCGTTCGCTTCCTCGGCGACACCTCCGACCTGAAGTCGGCGATCGCGAAGACCGACAACGCGATGGGCAAGCTGAAGGCCGCGGCGGTCGCGGTCGGTGGCGCCTACGCGGCCACGAAGGTCGTCGACTTCCTCGGTGACGCGACGAGGGCAGCCGAAGAAGACGAGAAGTCACAGAAGCTTCTCGCCACTCAGATTCGCGACACGACAGCAGCGACCGACCAGCAGATTGCCGGTGTCGAGGAATTCATCGGTCATCTGTCTCGCCAGACCGGCATCATGGACGAAGACCTCCGTCCCGCTTACGCCAGTCTCGTGCGCGCGACGAAGGACACCGGCAAGGCGCAGGCTGAGCTCGCGACGGCGATGGATATCGCCGCCGGTCGTGGCGTCGATTTGCAGACGGTTGTCGTGGCTTTGGAGAAGGCGCACAACGGTCAGACCACCTCGCTCTCCCGTATGGGTATCGCGACGAAGGACGCGGCCGGGAATATCCTGACGCTCGATCAGATCATGCAGAACGCCGCGAAGACCTACGCCGGCGCGGCAGAGGCGGCGATCACACCGTCGCAGCGGTGGAAGGTTGCCACCGAGGAGCTGAAGGAAAGCATCGGCGCTCATCTGTTGCCGATCATCGGGAAACTCGAGGAGATGGGCGCGGCGCTGCTCGCCTGGTTCGACAGCCTTTCGCCGGGGATGCAGACCGCCATCGAGGTTGCGCTCGGGCTCGGCGTTGCGCTGACAGCTCTCGCCGCGGCGTTCGCCGTGCTCGGTCCCGTCATCGCCGCCGTCGGGATCGCGATCGGCATACTCACGTCGCCGATCACGCTCATCGTCATCGGCATCGCCGCGCTCGTCGCCGGGCTCATCTACGCCTACACGCACTTCGAGACGTTCCGCAATGTCGTGGACACGACCGTCGACGACGTGCAGAAGGTCATCACCGGGTTCATCGACGGCACGCAGAAGATTTGGGAGGACTGGGGCGGCGCGATCGAAGGCGTGTTCAACGCGCTCGCCGGCACCGTCAAGACGCAGATCGCCATCGTGCTCGCCGTCGTCCAGCCGATCATCGACCTGCTCCATGGTGATTGGGGCAAGGCGTGGGATGACTTCTCGGCGCGGATCAGTGACGCGTGGGCTGGCATCGTGCAGACCATCGGCGGTGCGGTGTCCGCGATCGTCATCATGCTCGGGAACCTGATTGGCGCCGCCGAGCGGGTCGTGGCCGACATGGTCAAGGCGTTCGCCGGGCTGCCCGGCAAGATCCTTGACCAGCTGCCGGGGCCGGTACGCGCGGCGGTCGAGGCGGCCGGCTGGGTTACTGGTGTCACGCCCGTCATGAAGGCCGCCAGCGCGATCCACAATCTCATTCCCGGTATCGCGTCGGGCGGCACCATCGAAGGCACCGGCCTCGCGATCGTCCACAAAGGCGAGACCGTTATTCCTGCCGGTGCCGGCGTGGCCGGTGGGATGCAGATCGGCACCGCGAACATTTACCTGTCGGGCGTCCAGAACGTCGACCAGCTCGCCGCTCAGCTGTCACAGTGGGCTGACCGCCAAGGCGGCTGGTCGCTCGCCGTGCGCACCCCCACGAACCGGTGACTGTCACCCCGTTCGACTCGGTCACCGTCAACGTCTCGGTGGCGTTCACCACCGCACCGTTCGCGGCCCCGTCGTGGACGGACATCAGCGCCTATGTGATGTCGGCGGACATCGTGCCAGGTGGGCGTCAGTCGACGTTCGACCAGTTCTCCGCGGGCACGTTACGGGTGCAGCTCGACGGTTCCGATCGTCGCTTCGATCCGGTGTACGCGTCGGGCGCCTACCAGCCGAACGTCCGACCTCGGAAGAAGATCAAGGTCGAGGTCACCTACAACGCGATCACCTATCCGCAGTTCGTCGGGTTCATCGACGCATGGCCGAACATCGGCGAGCCGTCGAACCATCTCGGCATCGTGCAAGTGACCGCCACCGACGGGTTCAAGATGCTGGCGCGCAACCGGCTACCCAACACCGGTATCGCTGTGGGCAGCGGCGAGACGGTCACCGCTCGGATCGGCCGTCTCCTTGACTACGCGGGCTGGCCGGCCGCCGATCGCGACATCGACACCGACTCCCCGACCGTGACCGCGCTGGTGCCGGCCGGACAGCCGATCATGGACGAGCTCTACACGGCAGCCAACGCCGACCTTGGACAGATCTTCATCGCGAACGACGGGAAGTTCACCTACCGCGGGCACCGCTGGCAGCTCGGCAACAACCTGACGTCGACGGCGACGCTCGGCGAGAACGCCGGCGAGATCGGCTACAACCAGATCACCTTTTCCTACGACGACACGCAAATCTTCAACCGGGCGCAGGCGCAGGGCACGTTCGGCCCGTTGCTCATCGCCGCATCGTTGGACGTATCGGACGCGACGTCGATTACCGCTTACGGCGAGTCGTCCCGCAACCTCGGCACCGTGACGGCGGTCAATCAGAACGTGGTGCAGAACACGCTCGAGTGGACGGTCGCCAATTTCAAGGACCCGAAGCTGCGTGCTGATTCGGTGGGTATCTGCCGGCCGACGTCGAC